GGAAGCGTCAATAACTTGCTGGTTATACGGGTTCATATAGTTGTTAATTCCGCCAAACGCTGATCCTGCTTGAACGGCTTGCGGATTATAGCCAAACTGTGTTCCAACATTTTGCGCGGTCACGTTCATTGGTTGAGCCATGCCAGCCGCAGTCGTTCCCTGCAAAGCACCTGTGAGCGCTTGTTGGGATTGTTGGAATACGTTCCCGCCGAAGTTTGGCGTCTGCACGTTTTGAGGGTTTGCGCCGCCTGCCATGATTATCTCCGTGACGATTTGGTTGGGGTAGATTTAGCGCTGGTTGCATTGCTGCTGGTAAACTTTGCCACAGATGCTTTCGTGGGCGCAGGCGCAGGGGCTGGCTTGGGTGCTGGCGCGGCTACGGGTTTTGCGGGGGGAATACCAACTGTGTTTGATAGACCGGAAAGCAAACCACCAGAGAAGGTTGCACCGCTCTGCCCCGGACCGCCGCCGTCAAATCTATCTCGAATGTTGCGGTATCCTGCTGATGCCGGAGGAATGCCAATCGTATTAGCCAAGCCTGAAAGCGGACCGCCAGAGAAGGTTGTTCCGCTTTGGCCAGGACCGCCGCCATCATACATATCCCGAATGCTGGTAAAGCCGCCAGTTGCAGGGGTTCCGCTTGCACCTCCACCGCCGCCACCTCCACCGCCGCCACCCCCACCGCCGGACGACACTGGCGCTGGCGAGTTGGGCATTGATGTTGTCGATCCACCTTTACCGCCGCCACCGCCACCGCTCACTTGAACAGGCGCAGCACCAGTTCGCGGGTTGACGAACATACTAGTGATTGCATTATATTGACCCGGAGCGCGGACTTGCAATTCGCGCAAAGACTGATCGTATAGGTTGCCGGAGCTATAGCCCTGCACACCGCCAGCAAACGTCTGTGGTGCAGGCATACCCATTGACAGGTCATTGGTCCCAAGACCAAAAGCCCCTGCTGCTGTGTTGATGCCCTGACCCGCCGCCATCTGCATTGGTGTCATAGCCGCAACATCGGGGCCGTAATATGGGACATTTCCAATCGATGCCACATCTTCAGCGCGTCGAATGCCGCTTTGTGCCGCCTGTTCAAGCCAAGCAGGAATTTTAACAGTTGATGTTGTCGATCCGCCTTTACCGCCGCCACCGCTCATTCGAAGTCCCTTTCCAACACTGTCATCACTGGCCTGTATCCGTGCTTTGCAAGAACTCGTTCCCAACCACGCCGACCAGCAATTGTCATTGATGTGCAGCCCTGTGTCTTTCCCCAAGCAACGGCGGAGTCAATCATGTTGATGATCGTTTCCATTTCACCGCCAGCTAAAAAAACGTGCAGGACACTTTTCTTAGGGTATAGCACAATCTCAGTGACAGCGCACCCCCTTTCTGCGGGCCATAGTTGCATCCGCCCACTCAGGATGCCATCGACAACATCCTGAAACTCGTGAGTGCCGCCGCTATAGCCCAGAGCATCTTCGATCCATTTACGGCAATGCTCAAATAGCGTCATGCCTGCACCCTTGAAATTGACAGTGTAACTGATGGCGATGCCGGGGCATAAGCAGTTGCAGCATGGGCTTCCAGAAAACCATTGGTGCTATCTGTGGCCCACATTGTTTCAAGGTAATCATTGGCGGCAAACTGAAAGATTGAGTCCCGCGCTATGACAGTTGTGGACCCGTTACTGTGCAAGCTGGCAACCATTGTGCTACCAGCCACATTTGTTCCATTAACACGCGGCCAAAACCGCAGTTCAATTTTGCTGGCTGACGAAGATGTAATCTGCGCCGTGAATGCGATGCGATACAAACCACCCTCAGCGAAGACAATTCTTGTCGGGTTGGTCCCGCTTTTTGAGATACCAACCGCAAGAGACGGCGCATCGAACTCAATAGCGTAAGCCGTATCAGCTGCGGCTGCGGTGATGTCAGCATCCTGAATGAAAATGGCGTGGCCATCCCCCAAAACAATCTGCCGCCATTCGTTGTTCTTTGAAATAACTGGATAGCCGTTTACGTTGTCCCACAGCAAAACACCATTTTCTGTCGGTGTTGATGCAGTGGTTTTGAAGCTGAGATTGTCCCAAAACCGTCCCAAGAAACGCCGCAAGTCTTCCCCCCAGACCCGAACGTCTTTACCTATAGGCGGGATGCCAAACCTCATCGACGGCCACTCGGCATTGCATCAATTCGCGGAACGCCCCAGCGCCAGCTTGCATTACTTGCACCAATAACGCGCATGGAAACCTGTCGGCCCGTAAACCGCACATCGGTCGGTGCTGCCATGCTATAGGGGCCATAACTCCGCTCAGTGTCATTGGGATGGAACCGCGTCTTGAATGTGACAGTTACCTGTCCCTGCGTCTTTTCGTCTGGGATCAGCATGGACGCCATCATTGTCGTATCGCCAGAGCCAATCTCGAACGGGCCGCTTTCTGCAAAAACAGTTTCAGCGGTTAGGTTATAGCCCGTCTCTTGGTTGTATGCGATGCCATCGGTTCCAAACCAGACAGGCGTAGCAAACACGCCAGCATCAATGCCGGATGTGCGAGCCAAAGAACCAATCGTCCAGTGGTTTTCCTCATAGTTGAAAACGACATAACTGTCGCATTCGGTGTTTGTTATGGATGGGTAGAACCACCAAATCTCGTTAAATTTGGAGTTTGTGACGGCATGGACAAGGCTTCTTTGCGATGCGCTTAGGTTGTTGAAAACGTAATCCGATACTTCACAAGGAACGTCTTGAACCTGACCGCCAGAAAACGCAAAGAAGCCACGGGTTCCCATCCAGAACACACCGCGATCCACCGAAGCCGCGCAGCGCCGTGAAATAGCCCCGCAGGACGATCCAACCCGCTCAAAGCCATAGACGAAGGGCGGGCCTTGGTATGTCGCTGCATGGGCGTCCAGATCAGTAAGGATCAGCGTTTGCCCCCGCGCCTTGATGCCGAGCATGATCTGGCCGCTTGATTGCAGTTCAATGTCGCCAGCCTCGTTTGTCGCTGCGGCTGTCCAAACCGTGTTATCTTCGCGGTCGCACCACCGCACTTTGCGAACGTCACCGCCAGCGCCGAGCGCAAACAGAAAGCGTTCTTCGGTGACCACAATCCCTAGATTGCTCGTCGGCGCGTTTGTTATGACAACGGCATCATTGGCAGTGTTAAGTTGCCATTCGTAAATCTTGCCGTCCTTGCTGGAGCAGGCGATCAGATATTCGCCCCAAGTGTCCAAGCTCCATGTCGTGGCTTCGCTGTAAATCCCATTATCTTGGCGCTGTGTGCCGTATAAATAGCTGCCGTAAAACTTGCCTCCGTAGCCAAAGTTGGTGGCCGCAATTGCATCGCCTGTCGTGAAACTGGTTGGCGTGATGTCGGTGACAATGTTTGCCTCTGAGATGGCGAACAGCTTTTCATAGGTTCCAGCCGCCATCCGACGAGCAGCGCTGTTGTCACTCCATGCGATGGAACCACGCACCTTTCTGTTTGATGAGACGGTCGCCCGCGTCACCCAGCCCCCGATAGGCTGCAAGGTTCCTTCTATCCAACGGACTAGACTAGCATCACGCCAGCGACCTGATGCTTGATAATCAGTCCCATTGCGATAAATACCCGGCGGAATGGCAAGCGGGACAAGCGGCATCAGATCACCAAGGCAATCCGTTAAGGGTGACGGGGTTCTTCTGGGCTTCGATCTGCTGTGCCAGCGAGGCTTCTGCGGCAGCTTTGTCAACGCCGTTTGCCCAGACCCATGCCAGCACGTCAGCCTGTGTCAGACTGGCGTAAGGCTTAAAGTCTGGTGCGCTGGCGTCAGGTGTAAACCCTGCCGTGCCGTATGCCGATGCGGAATAGTCCCCGTCAACTGCACTCACATTCCAGTGGGCCACGGTTACGCCGCCGTTAGCAGCGTTGCGGTCCATTTGGCTGATGCTCCAAGTAATCGTCATTCTTCAGTCTCCTTAAGCGATGCGGTCAGCATGTTCACGAAGGCATCACGGCCCACCTGTAGCTGATCTAGGTTGAAGCGCGTTGACCCGATCTTGCGGTCCAAGTCTGCGATGTGGTTGATCATAGCCTTCTGCTCGTCGGTCAGTTGATCCTCAGTAAAATCAGTCCCGTTGATCGTGATGGTTTGCGGTGTTTTCTGCGCCATCGTGATCCTCCTTTCAGGGGTTAAGAGATGCGGTAAACGGTGTAGGTATTTGCGGCAGTCTTACGGAACCGCAACATGGCAGACGTTAGCGTTGCGACAGTCATTGTTCCAACAGTGGTATTGCCATTTGCGCCAATAGTCA